TTGCTACGCGTAAGAAACTTTATAAGATTAAAAGCAATAGAGCGGAGTGTCTTTTGCAGTTCAGTAACACGAAAGAGCAGAATAATATCACTTCTCTTTATTATTCCACCGCGGAACATTGTCTTTATGTGGGTACTAGGGAATATTTAGGTATTATAGATGAACAGCAGGACCATATTGTAACTTCTATTCCGGTCGTGTCAGATAAGGGGGAGAAAGATACTATCGACGCTTATATTACCGGAATTTGTGAGAATGAGGACAGTATTTATGTAACGACCTTGAACAAAGGATTGTATGGAAGGCCTTTAAACAGGCCGCAGGAATCTTTCTGGCAGATACGTGATTTATCAGGGTATGAGAGTGTTTATGGTGTGATAGTGAATGGTAGAAATAAATACTTGAATACCTCGTTGGGAATCGTTAATGAGGAAAATGCGACCTTGCTGCCAGTGAAACCAAGTATTTTCAAAAGATGCGCAAAGATAACGCAATCATGCTAAAAATCAAATAGTTATAAAACATTATTTTTAGCAAGGCGGTAAAAAGGAAGCAAAGAAAAGCACATTTGGACGGGAGTTTCGTTACCAAATCGTAACTTCCTCCAATATGCCACCAAGTACAGCTTAACGGATTGTTTTTCAGTTTGTTGCCTACTTTTGCATAACCTCAAATAACTCAACAACAATTAAATTTGTAACTAAAAAAAGTTGAGTTATGAGAAGTACATTCAAGGTGTTATTTTACATCAAAAACCAGTCAGTAAAAAATGGTAAGGCACCGATCATGGGCCGTATCACCATTAATGGAACCCAAGCCGGTTTCAGTTGCAAGAGAGAAGTGTCCCTTCCTTTGTGGGACGTGAAAGCCAACCGGGCAAAAGGCAAATCCGAAGAAGCCCGTACATTGAATCAGGAGCTTGACAACATCAAGGCGCAAATTACAAAGCACTATCAGTACATTTGCGACCATGATAGTTTTGTCACCGCCAAGAAAGTCTATAACCGCTATGTCGGTTTCGGAGATGATTACCACACTCTGATGGGACTGTTCAGAGAACAGCTTGAATCCTACAAGGAAAAGATAGGAAAAGGAAAGGCGGAAAGTACCTATCGCGGACTGGTTGCCGATTACAAAAGTCTGTTGCTGTTCATGAAGAGCGTGAAGAATATAGAAGATATTGTCATAGACGAACTTGAAAAATCGTTTATCGAAGATTATTACACATGGATGATCGGCACCAACGGGAGTGCCAGTTCCACAGCCTTCAATCGTGTAAACACTTTGAAATGGCTGATGTATATCGCACAGGAAAAAGGCTGGTTGAGAGTCCATCCTTTTGTTTCATTCGAGTGCCTGCCCGAATACAAAAGACGGTCATTCCTTACCGAAGAAGAATTGCAGCGGCTCATTCATGTGGAACTGAAATACAAGCGTCAGCGTGCCATGCGCGATATGTTTCTCTTCATGTGCTTCACTGGACTTGCCTACGCAGACCTCAGAGCCATTACTTATGACAATATCCATACCGATTCCGACGGAGGCACATGGCTGATGGGCAACCGTATAAAAACCGGAGTAGCCTATGTCGTAAAACTACTGCCCATAGCCATCGAACTGATTGAAAAGTACAGAGATGCGGATGAAAAGAAAGATTCCCCCGATTGTGTTTTCCCGGTAGGCGAATACAACACGATGTTTCTCAGCCTCAGAATCATCGGTAAAAAGTGCGATTGCCATACCGAAGTCACCCCGCATATCGGACGCCACACATTCGCCGTTCTGGCCATCCTCAAAGGAATGCCGCTGGAAACCCTGCAAAAAGTGTTGGGACACAAATCCATTCTTTCCACACAAATATATGCCGAACTTATCAATCCGAAAGTAGGCGAAGATACAGACAAGATGTGCGAGAAGATAGGCCATGTCTATAAACTTGCCATATAGCATGACAATAAAAAGAAACGTTCCTCCAGCCCGCAGGCCGGAAGGAACGTTTCTTTTCCTTTTCTGAATTACTTATTTCCTGAACCGTCTGAAATCCCTATAATTTTTTTTCAGCACCTCATACAGTCCGCTCTCCGGATACAGCAGTTTTCCGCCGATAGTGGTATAGGGGACCGCCTTCTCATCCCTTAATGTTTGCAGCGTGCGCCGTGAAATGTGTAGCATGGCGCATACGTCATCCCCGGTCAGATAATGCTCGTCGGCAATCGTCGGGCGTATCCGTACCGTCGCATCCTCCACCGCTTTTCCCGTTCTCTTAATCCATCCGGTCAGTTCCTTGAACTCTTCCGAATCCCTTGTGATAATCTCCGCCATACCCTTATTTTCTTCTGATTGATCCGCTTTCCAAAATCTCCTGTATGTCCACTTCCCGGTAAAAGAATTTCCCTCCGACATTCGAGTAAGGGATAATTCCGTTGTCCCGGTAGTTTTGCAGGCATCTTTTCGATATGCCCAGAGCGAGGCACACGTCCTGTGCATCCATTCATTTGTCCGGTGCGGACGGAGCAATCCTTTTTTGGAAGTCGCCCATTTGCACGGCCAGCGTACTGACCAGCCTTCTCAATTCCTGATACGCGCTTGTTTCAATAATCGTCAGTTCCATACTAAAATCATTTTTAAGTTTCTGAATATGCGCAAAGTAAAGCACATCTTCCGTCCCTTCCAAACCGCTGAAATCAAAGTCACACGTTGGCGTGCATTGGCCTGATAAGACAAAGGCCCGTCCCTGCATTCACGCAGCAACGGGTCTTCACATCTTTTCACCTGTTTTTTGTTATCCTACATCTTTTTGCCTTTACTCTTTTTCGGTATTTCCTTTCCCACCTTCCTTTCCGGTGAGGTCTTTTCTACCTGCCGCATATTGGGAAAATGTTCACGCAGCAAACTTCCTGCCAACTGCTTCGCCTTCTCCTGCATCTCATCATACACATCCCATCCGTTTCGCCCGCACAATTTATTTTCTATTTTCTCAAATTCCTTGTGGAAACTGAAACAGTCTGGATACTCATCTGTCAGTCCATCCCTCGGATACCCCTTGTTCATAATATACAGCAATGTCATCCGATCGTAATTATCCACACTCCGGGCCAATCCGAGTCCCTTTTCATTGTCCGTCAGTCGGGCATAGTTCTCCCATGTGGGCGAAAGGTCATACACCTCTTTATCCGTAACGCTCTTCAAGACCGATTTATTCAGATAAGCATCTGCCGGAATCTTCTCCACGGGCAACAAGCTGTCATAATCATCATAACAGCGGTTTATCTTCCCTGCCATCAGTGAAGGCCATCCCCGAAGCTCATATACCGTCAGCGACTTCCCTTCAAAATCCGCCTCAAAGAAACGCCTCTCGATATTCGCTTCCATAAAGGCCCCGTATTGATGGTTCCCTTCATAGTTCCGGCTGAAAAGCAACACCCCCTTGTCCGTTTCAACACCCGTATAGAATTTGTTCCCATGCTCCAAGTCATCCAGCATATCCGCCACCGCCACAGGTGATGCTTTTATTTCCGACCACATTTTCGGCGTGAGCCAGCGGGTATAAGTCTCATCCCTCGAAAACGGGTCTATCTCATTTCACAGACAATACACCACTTCCGACAACCGCTGGTATCTCTGCAACTCTATCCCATGCTCGTTCATCGCCTTTTCCAGCCTTTGCAGATAATCCTCATTATTTCCTTCCTGCAAGGGCGGCACAATGCCCATATCGGGCACATTATAATACATCAGGCCCATAGTCGGCATTTCCTCGCATTTCAATGCCTTTTCCACATCTTCCTGAATAAACTCCTGAAAGCCTTCTTCCCCCGTTCCCTTCATGCTGATATGCACCGGATTGAAATGCCTGTCCACTGCAACATAAACGCTGCCGCCATTTGTATTTTCCTTTTCCATCTATCCAAAAAATTAAATGTTTATACTCTGTCCCTTTTTTTTAAACGGTATCCCCGTCTTCATTTCCACGTCCGGAAACCGCACATGATCCGGTCGTGTCACCAGCAGCGAAACAATCCGTTCCTGCTCCTTTGTCAATGGCGCACGCATCAGTTGCAAGTTTCTAAGCCGGTTGAAGTTTCTCAGTGTCGGTGCCATGTCGCAGCGTTTCGTACAAATCCCGTATCGCAATATATCTGGCGAGGCGGTCTTGCCGTCCCCGATCTCCATCCGGTACTTCGCATCCAACGGGGCCACTTCATGAAATCTCAATTCCCCCGGTTTTCGTTTTCCATCAAAAAAGTGTCCGGTCAAATCGTTCAGAAACTCTTCCAGAACCTTGTCCCCTTTATCGCTTTTTCCCAGCAGCAATACCTTCTGCCCGTATTCCACCGTCGTACATGTAGGAAACGCCGCCAGTCCGTTCCTTATCACGTCACCATCCATTCCGAACCGGTGTCCCAGCCGCACGTAATCCTCATTCTCCGTCAGGGCCGTATGCGCTGCCGATGCAGACAGTTGAACGATCCCCCTTTCCTCGCAAAAAGCCGCGTCCCGCAGCCTTACCACTCCCGACGGATGAACCTTCTCCCGTTCCAGTACGGGGCACAGCCGTTCAAGGTAATCCGCATTGTCTGTTCCAAGTATGGGGGGAATTAGGGATTTGTCCCTGAAGTCGAAACGGAACATTCAATGATCGGGAATAAACTCCCTGCCTACGGCATGAAATCCCACATTGTTACTGATATAACGGGCGAAACCCTCTTCGCCCTGTCCCCGCATACTCAGATATACGGGCCGGTAGAAAGCGTCCAGCGTCATGTACAGACTGCCGCTTTCCATCCCGTCTGCATTCATCTTCTTTTCCATAAATATGTCTATATGATTAGTTGTTTCTTTTCTTTCTTCGGCGGAGTGACCGGAGGCACATGTTTGGCGGTCCGCCTGCCTTTGCGCTCCTCTTTTTCCGGCTCCCCGTCCGTCAGGTTTTCTTCCGGATGGCTATGCGGCGTCAGTTCCGGTGTCTCCACTTTTTCAGTGACCCGGTTTATCCGTCCGCCCAGCCTGAACTGTCCGTCCGTGATATGAAATTCAGTTTGCAGGATGTCATGTGCCATCGCCTTCGCATCCGTCTGCAAGGCTGCATAGCCGAAGTCATGTGCCGATAGCGGTGCTTCCCGTCTCGCGTTGATGCAGTCTCCCAACTTTTCCGCCAGTTCCTTGAACTCATATTCATAACTGAACGGATGGAAATAATCTGCCGCCACATGGCCCGCATATCCGTTTTCCGAGATATACAGCAGCGATGCCACATCATAATTGCGGGGAGAGACACCCAGATTGAAGTCCTTTGTCAGCCGGTCAAAGTTGTTATAGTCGGGCCGGAGGTCATACTTGCCCGTGCATACGGCGCCTACCAGCATCTCTTTTCCCACCATCTTGTCGGGAGTGAAACTGCATACCGACTTGTTCAGTTGCGCATGGTCACTGCGCAAATCCGTTTTCGATAACTTGTCGATACAGTTGTCTGCCAGTTCCGCCATTGGACGCATGGGAATTTCAATCTCGTACAGTTTCAGCGTTTCCGCTCCTTTGGTCATGTGGAAGAAACCGTCCGCCAGATATTGCAGGTAGGTGTTGCGTGCCTTCATCCCCTTCGGGCTGTCCGAGAAGAACAGCACCCCTTCATCCGTTGCCGCAGCATACATCCGTTTCTTTTCATCGTCCGCTGTGACGGACACGCCTGTCGGGTTTGTCGTTCCACGTCCCGGCAGGCCGGATAACCAGCGGGCCGCCCAATCTTTCAGTAGTCCCATAACTAGATTTATTTACATGGATTCATGACCGCAAAGAAAATGCTTTGAGCGGCAACCCGCAACACTACATACTGCAAGTCGTCAGTTGGCGGCTGTTGGCGTGCAACATTTTCTTACGCCAGCCGTTTGTCCAGCATTTGGTTATAGCTTTTGCGCAGGGAGTCGATAAACGGGGTAGTGTCCGTACAGCGGTCAAACACCTTCCCCCGTTTGGTGTACAGCGCGTTTATTTTCAGATGGAACATATCCTCGAACACCCGCACAACATCCACCACCGTCAGTTTCCGTCCTTCCGCCGATCCTACCGCGCCGGCAGACATCAGTGCCGCCACAAGTTCTATCAGGTCACTGTCCGTACCGTTCCAAGTCAGCGTCACAGCCGCTTTCTTCCCGCATCCCTGCACGGCTTCCGGTCTGAATGCCGTCATCATACCGCCATGCCTGAACGAATCCTTTACCATCTCTATCTCCGCATCCAGCAATGCCAGTGTCTTGCCGATGAACACGTCATACAGCACGTGCCGCCCTTCCGTCATCTTTTCCGATGCCGTCTGCATGAACGCCAGTTCTATCCTTGTATAGTTCAGGCGGCGCAATTGTTTCATCCGGTCTTCATCTTGCGGAAGTTCGGCAAGCAGGAGGGCGAAATTCTCATAAGCGGAGGCAAGATTGTCCGTCGCAGTTTTCATGCCGTTCAGATAAGAGGCAAACAAACTGAAAAGTGGTGTGTCTATCAATGTTCTCATCGTATCGCATTTTAGGTTCTGCTGAACAAGGGCAAGCGCTATGCCACCGGACAGCCGTCCATAAAACACTGATAGCAAGAATTATAGAATAGTATTCGATACCGTGTGTATCGAAAAATGTTGTGGACTGAACACAGAGTGTCCGATATTCGGACACTTTTCACACCAGCCGGTACTTCTTCAGCTTCATATATAGCGTACTCCGGCTGATACCCAGCAGCTTCGCCGCCGCTTTCCGGTCATTGCCCGTCGCTTCCAGAGCCTTGACAATCGTCTCCCGTTCCGTCCGCTCGTCATTCAGCGCGTATTCTTCCGGCTGGCTGCTCTTTGCGGGCAGTCCCACATCGTCGGCGGTTATCCAGTTGTCTTTCGCCAGCAGTGTGGCACGCCTGACAACCATCCGCAGTTCCCGGATATTCCCCGGCCACGAATAATCCTTCAGCTTTTTCTGCGTCTCCCGGTCAAAGCCCTTCACGTCCTTTTTCAGTTCCCGGTTGGCGGCTTCCAGCATGAAGTCCGCCAGTGGGAGGATGTCTTCGGGACATTCGGCCAGCAGCGGCACTTGCAGCGGGAACTCGTTCAGGCGGTGGAACAAGTCCTCGCGGAACCGTCCTTCCGTTATCGCTTTTTCCAAGTCCTCGTTCGTGGCGGCCACCAGCCGTATATCCGCTTTCACCTCTTCCCGGCCGCCCACCGGACGGTAACGCTTCTCCTGCAACGCACGCAGCAACAGCATCTGCACGTCCGGGTTCAGGTTGCCCACCTCGTCCAGAAACAAGGTCCCGTGGTTGGCGGCGGCAAACATGCCCGTCTTGTTCTCCGTAGCCCCTGTAAACGCTCCCTTCACATGCCCGAACAGTTCCGATGCGGCAAGCTCCTTCGGAAGTGCCCCGCAGTCCACGGCAACAAACGGGGCTTGCGCACGTCCGCTCAATGCGTGAACCTGCCGTGCCACGAACTCCTTGCCCGTGCCCGATGCACCCCGTATCAGTACGGTGAGCGTATCCACCGGAGCCACCAGGCGGATATGTTGCTGCAATTTTACGACCAGCGGGCTTGTCCCCCGGTAATACACCCATCCGTTTGCCGTCCTTTTATCCCGTTCCTGCAATATCGAGACAAGGGTGTCCAATACCTTTTCCGTCTGCACGGGTTTGGGCAGATAGTCCGTGGCGCCCTTCTTGACAGCTTCCACCGCACCGGGGATTTCCCCGTAACCGGTCATGATAAGAAAAGGCGTCCGGTAGCCGTTCGCCCTCATCCATTCCAGCAGTTCCACCCCGTTCCCGTCTTGCAGGCGATAGTCCGACAGTATCAGATCCGGCTCAATTTCAGCGATAAAATCCTTTGCCGCCGTCATCGACAACACATAGCGGGCGTTCACCCCGTTTTTCACAAGCCAGTTGGCTACTACACGGGCATACACCCGGTCGTCTTCCACTACCAATATCGTTTTCATTCCATCTCCTTTCTTAAACGTCCGGCAGCTTCCACGCTTGCTTCCACCGCCTTCACCAGTTTCCTTACTTCTTCCAGCAGGGTGTCGTCCCATGCCTGCGGGGATACCGATGCCAGCCGCTCCAACTCCGTGGCAGGTATCCCGATGCGTATCGTTTCCCATAAGGGCACACCTTTGTGTATCAGTGCGCTTATCCTTGTATAATCCTTTTCACTGACGGCCTCGCGCAGTTCCGCCAGTGTCTTTTCCGTATCCTGCACGAACATGTCGAGCATTCCTTTCCGGTCTTCCTCGCCATCCAGCAATTCCGTAAAATCCGCTGCCTGCAACGATGGCGGACGGTTACCCGCACAACCGGCCACGGCAGCGAGCAGTTCGTCCGTCGAGAAAGGCTTGTGCAGGTATCCGGCAAAGCCCGCCCCGGCAAACTTGTCCGCCTTCTCATCCGTTCGTGCCGTGACGGCAATTACGGGAATATCTCTCGATTGCCCCAGATTGCTGTTCCTCAATAATTCCAGCACCCCGTATCCGTCCGTTTCCGGCATCTGCATATCCGTCAGCAGCAGGTCACAGGGTTTGTCGCGCAACCGCTCTATCAACTCCTTCAGATTGTGGCAGCAGTCGCACGTTATCCCCCTGCGGGCAAGCATCCGCCGGGTCATGTCCGTCTGCATCCGATCGTCGTCAATCAGTGCAACCCTTAATCCCGTCAGGTCGGGACGTCCCGTTTCCACCTTGCCGCCCGCTTCCTGTTTTCCGGCTTCCGGCATGGGCAGGCACACCTCGAAGGTGCTTCCGTGTCCTTCCTTGCTTTCCACGCCAATCGTACCACCGAGCAACGCAACCAGTTTGGCCGTGATGGACAATCCCAGGCCGAAGCCCGCTTGTGCCCCTTCTTCCTGTAACTCGTAACTTTGCCGCATCACTTTTTCGTAACATTAAATATTTCACTTTACGAAAACTATATTTATGTAGAAAATGGATGCAAAAAAGATTACAGAAGACTACCACGACTGGCATAACATTGCCGAACTTCGACTTCTTGGCTTGAGCCGTTCTCAAATAGCAAAGAAGCTGCAACTTCCTCCCGGCAGAGTCATGCGGCTTTCCCGATTAAATGTTGATGAGCTTCTTCAACATGGCAATCGTCCGCGCCCTTCTTATTCCTGCCGTCTCGATCCTTATGAGGAGTCAGTTAAGCATTTGCTGATAACCTGTCCTTATTATTCTTCCACCCAGATTCATGAATATCTAAAGGAGAATAATCCCTCTTTTCCAAAAGTCTGTGAAAAGACTGTTTTCAATTACGTAAAAAAAATACGTAAAAGATACGATATACCTGCAAGAGTATAATTTTTTGCAGCAACAATCTTTTGTTCAGAATTCAATAAGAATCTGAACTGCATCCTTATTACCGAAATTTAAATAAAAGACATTATGAAATCCGTTATTTCAGACAATAAGATTATTCCATTCCTGCCTTGTTATAATGTAAGGACATCACAGTTGCATGAAACCAAAGTCAGTGATCTGAAAACTGTATATGGATGTAATGGATATGCGGTTTATGATTATATAGAAAATGAGATATTCCGTACAGGAAACCATTCATTGTATTGGTGTAAGAATATGCTTTGCAGAGTAGCGGACTATTGGGCGCTCTCTCCGGAAGAAGTGGAGAAAATCGTGGAGTATTGTATTCAGGTTGACTTGTTCAATGCTGAGTTGTATACCAAGTATCATATTCTTACATCCGCAGAAATCAGGCAACAGTATAATAATGCCGGTTTCTTCATGGCTGTCAATTCATAATCACTAATCCGAAAATACTATGTTGATAAGATGTGAAATGTTAAAAAAACTGGCAAACGCTTTTATAGAGGTAGCCAAAGAGGAGAACCTACCTGTAAATATCACAATGGGCAGGTCTTATACAGACTCCGGCGGTTCCAGACAAGTTGGTATTATTCTTGAATTTGACAGTTGGAACTCGAAAATCATCAATGATAAATTAGCTGACACCATCAACAGAATCTTCGAACTTAAATAATATATAATAGAAAGGGAGCAATATGGAAGCATTAACGGCATTACAATGGGCAAAAGAGGGTTATGTACCTAACGCAGATGCGATAGGAAACGAACGCTGGACTAATTGTCATCATGCCCAGAAAGCAACGTATTACAAAGCTTCTGAAGTGCATGAGAACGCGGATGCAGCGAGAGAAATAATCAAGCTAAATCGCAAAGAATACAATCAAGCATCAAAGAAAAGGGAAGAGAAGAGAAAAAAAGCCATCGCTTTTCGTGAACTCATGAAAACAGAGTGGCAGTGGCTCCAGGAAGGTAGGATACCGAATCCGAATGCACGGTGGGAATATGGCGAGACTCTGAACAATACATTCAACGTGTGCAGTTACGGCAGCAAATATTGCTATTGTCATATTGATGAAACACATATACCCCAAAATAGTGAAGAGCTACAGAAAGCCATTTTTGATTTTCAACGGAAATAGCTGGATATGACTATAAACGAGAATAGAAATGAAGAAGATTAAAGATTTAACAATCAAGGTAACTTATAGAATTGGACTTAGTGATGTTGAAGTCCCTGACAAAGTTTATGATGAATTAGCTAAAGCTTATGATGAAGGTGGGGATGTACCTGAATGGAATGATGAGCTTGAAAATGCAAATGAATGGTTATTAGATAATATCCGACAAGAGGATGCAATGGATTGGGAGTTTGAGATTGACGATTTTCAAGATGAATAATTCAAAATGGAACAAGAATGAGTATAGAACAAATTATATTCAACCTTCTCAATAAGAACGCTCATACATGGGTTAGATATTGGCAACAAA